CATGTTATGTCCAAGTTAATTCCTGTGTCTGCATAGTAGGATGATTTGCAATCCAATTTGCAGTTTGCTCTTCATCTTCAGCAGGTCTAGCTGTTCCTTCTAATATCCATGTTGGGACTGTTAACGGTAAATCTTTTCCTGCTGCATCATACTCTATTAGAAGCCTTAAGTAATCAGGATATCTTGCAGCATTAAAAAGAACGCTATTGGGCAATGAAGCAGCCCATGTATAAGTGGAACGAATTATATCAACTGGATTATCCCCGCGAGTATCGTCTCCAGATATACGAGTTGGTTCTACCCTATCAGAATCGGCGTATGCAGCACCTTGCTGTTGGGAACGATACCAATCATTCACTCTCTTCTCCACAGCTGCCCACTGTGCAGGAGTAATATCCTCATATCTTGAGTTTTTTCCGAGTATATCAGTAAGATCAGGATACCCAGTTGAAACCGTAACTTCTTCTACTGGCGCTCCAGCAGTCCCCGGCATTGGAACTCCATTGGAATCTAGTCCAGTCTCTGGATCAAAAAGCGCTGAGTATTCTTTCCAGTCAGCAGAAGAATGCTTGCCTGTCTTAACTCCGTTAATTTCATGAGTTAGTTCAATACCACGGGCAACCATATCCTTATTAATAGCATCAATCCATCCCGCATGACTTCCATCAATCGTAGACAAGACGCTCGAAACTCCCGCCATAGTAGCGAAAGTCTTTTGATTGGGATACATCTGATTATGGGTTTCAACAGTAACTGTTTGTCCTGAATATTTAGGAGCAATATCTTGTATAGGTGGTGCAACTGCGCCCCCCGATATAACAGCTTGATCAACAGGCGTTCCTTCAAAAGAAGTTACACCCGGAATATCCGCCCCAGCTTGCGATGCTAAATATGCTTGGTTTGGAGTTCCCATAGCAGTGCTATGAGGGCTGCGAACTACATCATATCCAGCATCATGACGCAACACCCCCGGAACATCAGGGCCACCAGCCCCCATTGCTGAACCACCTAGATTAGTAATTCCTGCATATAACCGCTCCATAGAACTTTTAGGAACGGGTTCGTTTACTCTACCAGCCCTATAATCATATGACCCAAGTGGCGCTTCATGCAAATCCGATGGACCACCACCCATTTGACTTTGAATATTTCTATTTCTTAAACTTCCCGGCACAGTAGTATCAACCCTATTTATCTCCTCAAGCTGTCTTATCTGCTCGTCAGTCATTATACTTTCCGGATCAAATGATCCTTGAGGAACTCTTGCAGCAAATTGAGCGCCCGGTTGTACAACATTTCTAATATCCTGTGGACCACCGCCCATTGTTGGGTCTCCTGCAACCATAGCTTGCAATGAAGCTGCTTGATCCTGCAAGGCGTCTATCTTCGCCACTAATCCCTGTTCAGGACTTTTTGCAGACATTCCTCTGTCAAAGTCTGAAAGAAAGGTGGCAACCTCTTCACCCGGCGATACTTCTTCAGCAACTTCTTCCTCTCCCATTAAATCAATTAAATCAGAAGGGCCACCACCCATCGCTGGACCTCCGCCAACTGACTCTATAGCAACTTGCATAGCTTGTAGAGAGGGTTTATCTCCCAAATTAGTAACATCTGGAGAAACTCCGCCGGGAGTTCCATAAATAGATTGAGGCATCGTATCGGTTGATGGCCCACCGCCCATTGGGGTTCGTTGATTCCCTCTCGGATCAATTCTTTCGATAAAGGTTTCTAATCCGGGGCCAACATCAGCACCAGTTACTGTGTCACCGATTAAAGCTGACCCTTCTGCGCCTATATTGCCGGGACCAACACCCATTCCCGATTGACTCACATCCTGACCCTGATAAGCACCAGTAAGGGATCGTCCATCTACAGTGAAATCTCCTAATGCCTCACTTCGTATTGAAGGATCAGAACCTAATCCCTGTGACGCTACATCAGCAGCTTGATCTAAGACATCAGCCATTCCTGAAATGGCGGAAACTGTATCTTGTTCGTCAGCATATGGCATAATTAAATCCTCTGGTGGAGGCGGGGGGAATCAAACCCCCGTCCAGAAAGTGAATTAACCTTGGTTCCTGTCGAAATCATTGCGCCCCCTAGTGAATGCTCTTTTCCATTTCTTTTATACCCATGTTAATAGCCTTTTCAAGAATAGCATCCACATTAACTTTCTTCTTAACTTCAACAGTTCCTTTATGTTCAACTTCCCTCTTCTCTTCCTTCCTGCTATGAGAAGAAGTCCACCCAAAACGGTTAACCATGTTCATTAACCAAAGACCGTGATTAAAACCTCGTGTATCTAGATTCTCTCTACCCTGACGAATCCACCAAGCCTCAGCAGCTTCCTTACCAATCTCAACAACTTCTCTAAAGTTCTGCTTATCTTTGCCTGTGCTATTTACCCATCTATTAAATGTAGAGCGATGTATTCCCATTAATCTAGAGGCTTCGACTATAGTTCCACCCTGATCAAATAAACCTTCGACTCGACGACTCATTATGTCAGTCCAGATAGTTTCAAACTTACTTTTTTTTGCCACGTTTTCTCCTTGGTGTGCTATCTTTTTTCCCTTTAGGTCTACCGGGGCTTTTGTTTCTATTACTGGCTCTACTAACTATAGTTAAATTACTTCGAGAATTGTTTCTTGGATTTCCATCTTTATGATGAACATCCTTCCCATCTCCCTTCTTCTTTGCCCCAGACCTAATTAATCTTCGTCTAGCGGTATTACGAGCAGCCCTATTCTTTTTCTGTTCCGGCTTGGAACCATAGCGCTCATATTCTAACTTAATGCTACGAGCCATTTTTCTTTTTGAACTGAATTGGACCGGGCATTAACCATGAAAAAACCATGGGAACTATTACTATCAAAATTAAAGCCCAACCACCCATTTCTATTAGTTGGCCCAATAGGGTCCAAAAATTGGCAGGGGCTTCTTGAACAACTGTATCAGCATTCACGTTAATAGGTTCTCCTTTAATCCGGGGTTCCGCAGTTAGAGCAGAGACAGTCGCAGCCGTCACTCCCCCTAGGACCGCTGGAGCAACAATCGCAGCCGGAACTAAGGCAGTCGTCGCACCTACAATAGCCGAGGTCGCTAATCCTGTCTTGATGTGCTGGCATCCTAATGTTACACAGCAGGTGGCGATGACCACCAACCAGTAGCCCAGCCTACGAGAGCCAATACTACGATGACTCCAAGAGCAATAAAAAACTTCTTTCTTCCAGCGCTTAAATCTTTCCATTTGTCCATGTTGTCTCCCTAAGAACAGATTTCATTTAATAGTAAACAGTTTGCTAACAATGCAGATCCTATGGATATTCCAAATATTATAACGATCATTAATAGAGCAAACCAACCATCACTCATACAGTAAAACTATTTCCACACCCACATGATTGTGAACCAGTAGGCGGTGTAAAGTGGAAGGTAGACCCAAATGGATCTTCTATCCAATCCATTGTAGCATCACCCAGCAACTCCAAAGAAGTAGCGTCAGAGAATATTGTCGAGGACAGCATCTGCGCGTCTGATGGGATCTCTGTTTCTGGCTTCAATTTTATTTGATATCCAGAACAACCTCCACCTTCTAAATAAACGCCTAAGAAACCTTCTCCATTCAAAGTCTGATCTACTTTGCATTGTGCAGCCTCAGTTATTGTCATTAATGTCCTGCACCTCCGCAACCTCCGCACATTCCTGTCCCACCTTGTCCCTTAAATACATCAGAGAATACAAAAGTTGGACTCATGCCGGAGGTATCGTAGTCTATTGTTGCCCCATCCATAAACTGATACGCAACGGGGTCTATTACAAGATAAGGTGTTATTTCTGTATCGCGTTCTAATATTTGATCTACAAAGGTTAGGTTATGCGCCATACCAGAACACCCAGTTCCATGTACAAATGGCCTAACTGCTGCCATACTATTTTCTATACACATAGATTCAATTTTATTTCGCGCTGACTCTGTTACAGTTATTGTCACTTCTTTCTTGCAACTTTTTTTGGAGCAGTTCCGATAAAGCCAAATGGTTTTCCACCAGCAGCTTTGCGAACTCCTTTAGAAACTTTCCTTCGACCTGCTGCAGACATTTTTTTACCAGCCTGTTTCCCTCTGGTCATACCAAGCCTTTCATTCAGCCTTGAGTTATAACCTTGCTTCTTCCTTCCCGGCATCATAATTCTCCTTTGGTTTTCTAGATTCTAGTTTTTTCTCAACAACACCTAAGAATATTTTAAAATTATTTCTATGATTGCTAATTATTTTTAAAGCTGTTTCAGGATCACAAAAACTTTTATAATGATCTAAAATAATTCTCTGTATTTTTGTCATTCATGATCCATAGACTTTAACTGCAAGTCTAATGACTTAATTCCGTCAGATACCTTGGACGTAAAAATAAAAGGTAACATTCCATGTGCCACAGCAATCAACGACAAAAGAAATAATCTCCCAGCCAAGGTTAGTGCGTACCATAGGTGCATACTCCAACTCATGTTAATATCTTTTAGATGTTTCATTAGTCGTATGGATTACCTTTCTGCTGCATGGGACTGGACTGCGCCATCCAATCAAATATCTTCTCATGCTGGGTCATTATCTCCCTGTCGACTTCTCGTAAAGATGAGATTTCTTTTCTTAATTCATCTATCTTAAACTCAAGAACATCTAATCCGGATATAGCTTTATCGTGTTCCTGTAATTCTTTGATAGCAGCCTCGTTATTATGGATAGCTATGCCACACTTCTGGGCTTCAGTCTCAAGGGCGGGGATAGCCAGACCTTGAATACCAGCAAGCCTTTCCACCTCACTGGATAGGTTACTTGCCCACCATATTCCAGCAGCACTTTGGACTATTAAAAATAGTAATACCGTTAGTACCCTACTGTCTATATTCATCCGCTTAACCACCTCGTAAATAGTGAGCCACCTAATCCACCCAGCCCCACTGTAGCGAGTACCACCCCGATTCCTATTCCACGGGTGCGCTCCAATTGCTGGTCTAATCTGTCCAACCTGTCATTCTGCTCTCGCACCATAGTCTCAAGGCTATCGACCTTCTGTATTAATTTTCCAATCTCAAGATCGCTAACCTCACTCATATTATGACTCCTCAAAGTCCTGTTGAACTTCCACTTCTGGTGGTGCCATGCCTTCTGGCCTTACAAATGTCTGTGCATTTAATCCGGAAAAGACTAAGCACGTTCTAGCTTCACTAATGTGCAAGACAGCGGCAGTTTGTGTATTAGGATTATACACAATAATTACTCCTGTAATAGGAGTTTCCTCAAAAGTCATGGAGATGTGGACTGCGTAGTCCGTTGTTAGCGCACCCATCATCGAGGACATATCGGGGGTGCATACTACTGGAAACGGGATCATCAACTTCCTTGCGTCTTTAGGAGGGCCAGCACTTACTTCATAAAGCATAAAGCAAAACATTGTAAGGGCTAGTCCAACTAGGAACTTCTTCATTTCCCCTTCTTAGCCTTTCCGCCATTAGATTGCTTTTGTTTAGGAGCTCCTCTTGTAGGAACCGCGCCGATTCTTT